TTGTCTTTCATCTTGCTTGATTTGTCGTCATAGTGTCCGGGCATTATTCAGCTCCTCTTAACATTGGTCTGGTTATCTTGCGGGAAACGGCACCGCGCCTTGCGGCCTTGCGCTCGCCCACCTCTCGTTTGAACTCACTCTCTGCTGCAGCACGCTTGGTGCCAAACTCGCCTTCGTCAAACTTTTCTACCTCTGGCGCAACTGGCGCGGTTGGCAGCGCAGGTGCTTTTTCGGTAAACGTGGGGATTGGTTTTGGCTCGTAATAGGTGTAGGGCTCGCGCTTGGTTTCATAGCCAGCAAGACCAAACAGACCCCAGCGTGGTGTCTTGGTTTCCTTAATTGCTGTGCGCTCAATAACAGGATTTTTTTCCAGCTCAGCCAGCGTAGCGGTGTACTCATCCAGCTTCTTTTGGTAGGCCGTCTTTTGAGTTTCATAGGCTGGCAGCAGCGACTCTTTGTATGTGGCCATCTGCTCTTCAAAGGGCCTCATCTTCTCAGCCACGCCAGCTTGGTACCCAGCAAATGCGGTTTGGTACTGGCCGGTCATTGCATCGATGTTGGCTTTGTACTGCTTGGCCAAGCGGTCAATGTCAGATGTGCTGCGCCGGGCGATCTGGCGTTGTTTGAATTGGGGCAGTGTGGCCATTACTGGATCCTCATGCCTGCGCTGCCGAGATCCATGCCCAGACCAAGCTCGGCATCCATGCGCTCGCCTGAGAGAAGGGATCTACGGCCACCACGGGTGCGAGCTCTGAGCGCGGATGCCTCGGCAGCTGCAGCTTTGCGGCGCTCTTCGTCGGCAGCATCTTGCACTTCTTTGGCCTTGCGCTCCATCTCCAGCTTGTTGGTCTGGTAGTTTTGCTGCGATGTTGCAAACTGCTCACGGGCGATCTGGGCCTGCTGCTCAAGGGACGCGCCTTGCTTGGCATACTCAGCGGTTTGCTTGGACAACTCAAGTCGCATGGCTGCTTGGTCAGAGGCCTGCTGAGACAGCATGGTGCGCTGCTGGTCTTCAGCTTCTTTGCGTGATTTACGCGCCTCGTTGGCGGTATAAGCAGAACTCAAAAGAATAGCGCCAGCAATATAAAACGGCATAGTTAACCTCCAATCAGAACTTCATCAATCTTGTTTGCATCTGTTTCTTGTGTCGCGTGGATACAGAACCAAACACTGTCTTCATGCGCTGTGATCGTGTGATGCTGGCCAGCAAGAATGTTTATACAGGCAGGTGCCTTGTATTCGGTTCTCACTCCCTCAACCTCCACCGTCACATCGCCCTTGGCCAAAATACTCAAATGATCGTAGGCATGCGCATGGCTGACCGCAAAATGCTTTGCTGGCAACAGCATCTCCTTGGCATACAAGCCATCAGAAAAGTGATGCACCACACCCAAATCAACTTCAATCATATGCAAACGATTCTAATGGGCTTTGTACAAGGGGCAATGGCTGTATATCGTGGCGATATCTCTCATGCAAACACATCAAAGTCAGTGCTGGCGCTGGACTGGCCCATGGGTCGACCACCGAGCTGGTGGGTGCGGGTCATGCGGTTGTATTCGCCGCCGCCAAGCATCAGGTAGCCAAAGGAGTCACCAATGTGTGAGTGCTCGTTCTTGTTTGGTGCGTCCCGAAAGCGCTCTTGGCCAGCGCCGACCGCCACCCGCTTGAAGTGGTAGCCACCGGCCAGCGCTTTGCGTAGCAGCTTGCACTCGCGGTTGACAATAAGCCCCGGCTTGCCTTGAATCAGCCGCTGCATGGGGGCGGCAGAGGCCTCGCGGCGCACCTTGAAGTCGTTGCTGGCCGTGGGTTGGGCTCGCAGTCCCAAGGTTTTCAAGTGATCAAAGGCAGTTGTCTCATAAATGGTTTCCCTTGCCATACCGGCTGGGTCGCCCCACACCAAAACTTGATGGTTTGGGTAGCGCTGGTTCAGTTCACCCAGCAGCTGGTGGCCAAAGCGCTCCAAACCCATGTCAAAGGTCACGATTTCTTGGTGGATCAGCCACCGACCGTTGGGCAAGCGCTGGCCAATGGTGGCTGCAGGGGTCAATCCGAAGTCAAGCCCTATCTGTATGGGCACATTGGGCTCAATTTCGGTGTCGCCGGACATGGTCGAGTCTTCGTATTCTGGCCAAACAGGCCTGCCTTCTTGGACATAGGTGTATTCGCCACCGGCATAGCAGCGGATCCAGTCCAAATTCTTGCCAAGCAGCATTTGTTGGTAGTAGCCAGCTGGCAGGTTGTGGATATTCTCGGCCTTGGGGTTGACTTTCCACCACTTGCCCGACGCAAAGATGTGGTCATTGGCCTCTGGGTTCTCAGGCAGGTCTTCAACATCCACGGGCACCACGCCGCCGGGCTGCTTGAAGAACTTCCAAGCGTACTGGCCAGTCATCTTTTCCTTCTCGGCCATGCGGTGCCACCAGTGATCGTCGTCCATGGGGTTGGTATCCATCCAAATGCCGTGCCAAGTAGCGCCACCATCGCGCTTGGTGGGGTATCGGCCAACCCGGTGGGTCAAGCCATCAATGACGGCCTTGGGCAGCTCACGCGCCTCGTTCACCCAAGCACCTGTCAGCTCCAATGACAGCAGCTTCCTGACATCTTTGGGTTGATCAAGGGCAAGGAATATCACCTCGCAGTCAATGCCAGCGGCACCCTCACGGGCAGGCAGCCGGATGTGGTGGGTGATGGGCGGTGTCCACAGCATGGGGCCAAAGGTTGACTCAGGGAAGAGATCCAGCCATGTCTTGATGGTCGTGGTCTTCAGCATGGGGTAGCTGTTTCGGACAATGGCCCAGCGCGAATACCTGACGTTGTCAATCGGACTGGCCTTTTGCTGTACCGCCTTGATGAAGATCTTGGCTGCACACCCGTAGCTCTTGCCCGAGCCCACCGGCCCCATGATCCCTTGCACAAAGTTCTTGCTCTGGATGAAGTCGTAGATCACCGGCGACTCGCTGAAGTCTAGGTTCAAGCCAGCCATCGGCACGCTCTTGTCGGACATCTCTTTGGTACGGCTCATCTTGTTGCTCCAGTTGTCTAATTTGTCTCTTGCGCCACATGATTCTTTTGCTTGAGTTTGGCTTCAATAGCTTTAGAAAAATGCAACCAGCCCCAAGTTTTCAAAAACCCATCCAACATATCAGGCATGGATTCAAAAGCCGCTTGTCTATCTTCATCCGTCAGCCCCTGCCATGTGCGCTGTGGTGGCTCTTGCATTGAGTATTGACACATACACCCTTGCAATATGCTTGAGTGAAGACCTGCTACCTTTCCGCAATTTGGACAAGTGTTCATGTGTTCTTCTCCTTGAAGCTGTTCAATGTACTCACGCAGTTCGTCAATTTCTTCATGCAACCTCTGTTGAATCATTGAGTTGCTAATCATTCCGCTTTGATGGTCAGGGTGTTCTTCACAGCGTTGAGAGAAGTATTTGATGTCTTCGTATTTCATGTGTTCATCTCCATTGGTGGTGTGCAAGTATGAATGCTGTCTATGCCACCCACTCGCTTCCCGCATCGTGAGCAAAAGTTCTGCTCTGTGCGCTGTGGTGCAACGACACCATGCACTGATTCAAACTTCATTGTTCTGCCGCAAGTGCAGTTGTATTGAAATATCTTTAGAGGCTCTTGCTCTGGCTGTGCCAAGGCTTCTTTGATGGCAGCTATGGCTTCTTCTGTTTGTTTATTGATTGGGTCAACATCAAAACAACCAGAATAATAGCCATCCATGCAGTACACCAATCCTCCTTTAGTGCCAGTTCCGTTGATAAGTTGGTCGTTTGCTTCCAACGCCTCAAGCGCCAGCTTCAATGCTTCTTGTGTCATGCTTCCCCCCTTGGTGCCACCACATTGATGTCAATCACACTCGGCTTCTCATTGCCGTCGTCAGGGTTGTCAAGCAGTCCACTGGCCTTGGCCAGCAACCTCAAGACACCCACCTTGTCGTAGAGCTCAATGTCCAGCGTGGAGTACACATTGCCGTCAGAGTCCTTCTTGCTGTTGACCTTGATGCTCTTGATCGCATGCAGCGCGTGCTCAGGTATATCGCTAGACCTCTTCACCGTCACATTGCCCTGCTCATCCCAAGACATGATGTCTGTCAGCTTGGTGTTGGCCATGCTCAGCAACGCATAAGCCACAGCTTCCTTGTTGGCCATGATGGTGCTTGAGCGCTCCAGCCTGCGCTGCACAGACCTCACCCCACCCCAGTTGGTCAGGGGTGGGATCACGGTTGACTTAACCCTTGCCATCAGAACGGTATATCGTCGTCATTGTCTGGCACCGCAGGCTTGGGGCTCGGCTGGGGCGCAGCAAACACAGGCGCAGCAGCAGCCACAGACCCGCCACCAGAAGTCTTGGCCTTGCCAACCTTGATCTTGAACCAGACCCCGCCGTCAGGCTTCTTGTTGACGTAGATGTCCAAGAAGTGCTTAGTCCCGTCAGGCATCACAAACGTGCCCTTGTAGTCGCCATGCCACGCCTCAGTCTTTTCAGCGTTCTTCCAAGCCTTGCCCTCACTGGGCTTGATCTCATTGTCGTTTGTCATAAAAGTCCTTTACATCATTGTCGTTGAAAAAGTGGGAAAAAGCCCCCAAGGAAAAAGGAGGGAAAATTTTGGAGTGGGCCCCGCACGCAGTACGGAAGGGGCGGGGGGCAAGGGTCGCGTTCCGTGCGCGTCGTCGTGGGCGGTACGCCTGCGCACCCGCTGGCGCATATGCAAGCCTGCCCCTGCCAGCAGCCAGACACGCATCGATCTGCCAGCCCTGTACAAAATCCATACGTTCATATGCTGGTTGTACATCTCGGATTGCAGGGCCTACAACGCGCTGACAGGTCGAGTGGCTACCTGCGCCTAGACCAGCCGGTGATCGTGGCTGGAAGGC